GGTTCTTTCCATTTTTCATATTCACACTCTGATTTTAAAGAATATGAGAAATATTGATAATAATCACTATCAAAAATTCTTTGTAAATCATTATTTAAAAATCCAGTATTTTTTTGGAATCCTTCTTTTACTATAGCAGAAGATCCAATATCATATAATGAATCATCTGTTATTACTTCAGTAATTGTTCCTTGAGTTCCAGAAGATTGTCCTATGAAAGTTTTTCCTATTTCAAAATCTTGAGTAGAAGATACTCTAAGATATCCATAAAGACTATTCCAAGATTGAACATTTCCTCTAGAAGAACCAGAAACTACATCTTCTCCTTTTTCAAATTCATCAACTTTTAACTTAATATCAAAAATTGGGAAATCTTTTTCAGCTATAATCTTAGGTGAAGATAAATTGGATTTAAATGTACCTGGTATTTCTCCATCAGAAATTATATTAGATAAACTATATCTAACAGTTCCAAGAGTTCCACCAATATTAGGATCTGTTGCTAGAATTTCAAATAATGTATAATCATAATTTTCACTATTATATCCTGTACCAGTGCTACCAAGACCAACACTAACACCTTCAATCATTACCTTCTTACCCACTTCAAATGGATAATCAGCAGCATCACTAAAACTAGCTCCAATAGTTATAGTTACATTTTTATTACCTTCATCATAATCAATATTATTAATAGTAAATCCACTAGAATTACTTGTAGGAATTATAATAGGAGTGACATTATTCAAAGTCTTAGTATTTTTCAAAATACTAACTTGAGTATCACCTAATTCATAATCCAATTCAACATCAGTAACTTCTTTTTTAGTCAATCCATCCAAAAGAACCAAACCAGGAGATTCTAGATAATTTTTACCAACTGAAGTAATACCAATTGTATCAAGAGAAGTAAGTAAGTCTAATTTAATTAATTGAGGTACATTAGCTTCAGGTCTAAGAGTTTTATCTATAGAATAATCAAAACCAATATCTTGAATTGTATTTTTACTTATCCTTCCAATACCAGTTCCCTTTGCTTCTAAAATTGCATTTTTTCCACTAGTGGTTATTATAGTACTAATTCCAGGTAGAGTCTTATATTCAAATCCCCTATTTTCTACCTCAATAAGTCCTATAGGACCCTCAACATTCAAAGAATCTGTTAGGTAAGAAAATACACCATCTGAAGATGTATATTCCAATTTTTGAGGAATTGATGGTGTTATAAAGGAAAGTGTAGTAGATCCCACTCCAACTAGACTTCTATCTCCACTTAATGGATTTGGTAAGAAGAATGCTGAATTAGAATTGCTAATATTTTCATTATCCCTAATAATACCAATTTTAACAGAATTATTTAAAGTTTCATTTATAGGATTTAAATTATAATATAATGTTTTATCAATTTCTTTAACATTTTTAATAGTAAGATTAGCAGTTGCATCTATACCAATTCTTCCAGATCTAACAACATTAAAGTCATCAGATTCACCTGAAGTAACAAAAGAATCATTAAGATTACTATCACTATAAAGATTAAAATCAAATGCACTATATGAAACTCCACCATCAGTAAATGATAATGTAGAATCTGACAGATCAAAATATACTTTTAAATTTTTCTCCAAAGATATTGGAGGATTAATAGGAGAAATAGTACCAGCAGAAGCACTAGTAATATCAATTGCCTTAGGATTTAGATTTATAGCATCATAATAATTATTAGATAATTTTATAGTATTTTTATCAATAACTGATGCATAATAAATTCTATTATCTACCAATCCACCAGAAGAAGTGGTTGCAGTATGAATAACTTTTTGTCCATTTCTATAACCATGTCTAGGTATAGTAATAGTATTATTACCAACACTTACATCACCAGAACCAAAAGTTCTAGGATCTATTACTAATCTTCTATTATAATCATTATATGCTACTTTTACAGTAGTGGTTATTCCAGGTTGAACTCTTAACCTAATATTATCTTGAACTTCAAGTCCATGAGTAGAAGCAGTAGATACTGTAACAAAACATCTACTTAATGATCCTGTTAATACATTATCAAAATTAGTTTTTAAACTATGATATACACCAGTTCCAACACCTATAAAATATAATGTTGAAGTATTAGTGGTACTATTAATACCCGCAAAGGAACCTGTAGATCCTAATCCAACTCTAGCAGTAGAAATTCCAATTAAATCATTTGTCAATCTTGCTGCATATACAGTTTGTCCCTGAGTAAGAGCAAATCCATCAATTCCATCAGTTGATACAGATACTGCAGCTCCTGCATTTGTGCTATATGTTAAAGCGTCTCCAGTCAACAATCCATGATCTTTAAAGTAAAGTGCTTTGGTGGGAATGAATATTTCACTTATTCCTGCGCCTGGATTAGAGAATGATAAAGTTGATCCAATTCCAACACTAGAAATGGTTCCTAATCCTATTGATTCTGATGGATTAAAATAAAGTTCTTTATTTAATTTTAAATTAGAATTTTGTATTTTAGAATCAGAATTAAAAACAAAATTTCTTGGTTTTTGAGAAACCAAACTACCAGCAGTATGAGCTGCTCCTGTAGTAGAATTAAATTCTCTTATTACTCTAACTCTAGATGAATCATGATCTACATTTAAAACTTTAACACATTCAGTTCCTATTCCTAAAAGATCATTTTCTTTAATATTAGAAACATGATCTAAATTAAAATATGTTACTATACCAGTGCTAGAAGAAGCATTGATTACATTAAAAAGTTTAAAGGTATCAGTGGTTACTCCAATTTGGATTGAAGTATTATCTGTTATCCCACTTGTACTTAATCCTGAAATATGAGTAATTTCTTTATGATAGAAATTATGAGGATTAGTGGTATAACCAACAAATTGTCCAGAATACTGTCCAAGTAAAAATTCAACATTAGAAAATTCAGTGAATGCTACACTAACTTGATTTATAGTTTTTCCTGATACAAAACTAACAGATGCTTTAGATCCATATCCACTAGATCCAGTATCCTCAAAAACTATTTCATCACCTACTTTATATCCAGTACCTCCAGTATTGATTCCGACAGATTCAATACTTCCTGAAGTGGTAGCATCAACATATGTTCTTTGTTTATGAATTTTACTAGGATTAACCAAGAAATCATAAGTACTATCCCCAAGAAGGAAATTATATGGAGAAGTATTTCTAACTAATTTTGTATCATTAAGATTTACTAAATCTTGGTTTGATCTATAATCAAAATTATAGTTAATAGATTGATACTTATAAGAATTACCTATAAAATATGGGAATTGTGGTCTTCTATAATTTTTAAATGCTCCAGTGTCATCATTAATGGTTGGATTTATAAGAGCAAAATATGCATATACTCCATTTGGATATTCTGGAGTTTTGCAGAATCTACCATTATGTGCATCTAAATCTTTATCATCAGAATAACTATAATCTTCTACAAAGAATCCCTCAGAATATATCATCTCACCATTGGATGTGAGAGGATTTGGTCTGGTACTAGATATTGATGGAGAATATCCTGACTCTAGAATTTTAATGGGACCACCAGAAGCATTGGTATACCCATAAGGACCATAAATTGGTGATCCATCATAAGACCATCCAATAATAGGAGAATGACTAACAGAAATTTGCTCAATATCATTTTCAACAGATAAATCAGGAACAAATACTTCCTTATCACCTATAGCCTTTTTAATATAAACAGATTGCCTTAATTTTCTAGGAGCATATAAATGTGAATACTGAAGACCATATTCATCATTCAATCCAGTGCTTACAATTCCATCATCAGTAGTAATCTGATCATTTTGTATTAATCTCTCTACACTATTAATAGTCCATGTTTTTGGATTAGAATAAAACTTAGATCCATCACCGTTAGATGTTACTGTAATACTAGCATCTGTGGATGTATGCCCTATACCAGTATTAATTATCTTTACAGAATCAATAGATCCACTTTTTAAAATAGGAATAATTTTAGTTCCTGATCCAGTTCCTTTTACTTTAAGATCAGGTGGTGAATTATATTCACTTCCTGAATTCAATACTATAACCTCAGACAATTTACCATCAACACTAATAATTGGAATTAGTTGAGCATTTTTACCACTATTTGCTGTAAAAGTAGGTTGTCTATTATAATTGATTATATCAGATGATCCATATCCAACACCACCATCAGCAATATATACAGACTTAATAGATCCTCTTACAACAGGTCTTAAAGATGCATCAAAGTTTTGACCAGATAAAGTAGATACTCCAATATGACCAGTTAATGAAACTGTGATTGGTGGATAGTTAAATTCATTAATTCCTGACCCTCCAGATAACAACTCAACATATTTTTTATTTCTCATGTAGAAATTAGCTGGAGTAGATCCTACTCCAACAGCAGATAACTTAATTGAACCACCATCTACAGCAGTAACATAATAATTTGTTAAAGTTGTAAGTCCTATGATAGGAGTGGTTTTATTATCATATCTAATAAGTTCTCCAGTCTTATATCCATGATTAGGAATATTAATTGTACTATTAGCAGTATTAATACCAGCAGAAGTAACTGATGTCAGTCTATTAGTATATCCTGAACCAGAACTACCAATACTTATAGAACTAACTACTCTTTTCTTATTTGCACATTTAAGCTCTTGAATACCTGCACCATAATCAGTAAGTCCAACGCTAGACACTCCAGCAATAGCATCTACATAATTATTATGCAATGAGACTGTAGATGAGTCTTTAATAGAGCAATAATATGCAGCATCAGTTGTTAATCCAGCAATTGCAGTTTGAGTGTCAGTATTGTAAGTTACAAGTTCTCCATCTCTAAATTTATGGAAAGTAGAGAATCCAATAGTATTATTTGTTAGATTTACATATCCTCCAAGTTCAGTAGAGTCAAAAGTTAAAGAATGTTCTTTCTGAATTAAATTTGCATATGCAATACATCCAGAACCATTACCTCCACTTATTTTTAACGTAGGAGCAGAAAGATAATCAAAACCTTCATCTACAACATCAATTCTCTCTACAGCACCTTGAACTTCACAATAAGCAGATACTCCAGCACCCACTCCATCAGAAACTGTTAAAATTGGTGGATTTATGACATCATAACCATCTCCACCACTAGTAACTGAAATTTCTTCAATAGGTCCATAATGAACAACATCATTTGACTTATAATTTAAGATTTCAACTCCATTTACTAAAATACCAGTTTTTCCTCTAGGAGTTGGTTGTTTAATTAATGATGAAATTGGGTTTTGTATTTTTCTTATTAATTTCTGAGATCTTATTGATTTTTTAGAAAATCTTGCAAGTTCAAATTTATTATTAGTTATAGTTCCACTAAAAGACACATATATGTCATTAGAAATATTTGCATTACTTTTAGAAAGTTTGATATTGTTAATATCTACTTTTTTGACAAAATATTCACCTTCACTTAAATCTAATTTGTTATCATCTCCGCCATTAACATATGTTACTTTTTCTCCAGTTAATAAACCATGATTGGAGATAGTTATTTGATTATCTTCCTCAAAAGAACCTGAAAAAGTAATATCAGTCTCCCTAATATCCAAAGCATCTCCAAAATAACTTGGAAGTGAAGGAGAAGTAATATATACATCTTCATCATCCAAATAAGAATTTTGAACGTTTGAAGTATAGATATTGGATTCAGGATAATTACTTAAATTAACTTTAGATAATAATCTTTGTATTCTATATGATACATTAGGATTTAATTCACCAGAACCTTTAATTAAGACTTCTCTAGAACTGACAAGTGAAATAATAGAACATTCTACATCATTAATAAGAGCATCATCTCCTACAATGAAATTATGATCATTGAAAAGATTTAATTTATAAGTAAAGTTAGAAGAGTCAATAAGTTCAATAGATTCTACATTATAAGTAATAGAAATATTAGTAAATAAGTTCTCAGTTGCTTTACTTTTAGAAATAGACCCTAAACCCTTAGGTTCAATAATATTACCAACTTCATTATAATAAGTAGTATCAAATTCACATTGTAAATTAGATAAAACTCCAGTTACTCTAACTTTTACTACATTAGCTGTTCCTACTCCAGAATAACCATATGCAAATGCATCTAATCTTAAATCCTGTGTTGGTTTAATACTTTTATCTACTCCAGAACATCCATAAAATTGATTTAAAGATTTAGAAGTATATTTGATAGAATTAAATGTACCATCTATATAATTTGCTATTCAAGTTCCTGTTGTACCAAATCCTACAGTAGAATCAACTGTCAAAACAGTAGAACCAACAGAGACACTATCTACCAACTTAGTAGTAGGATGTATAGAAAAATCTCCAGTTACTTTATCTAAATTACGATCATAATCTAAACTCAATCTATAATATGTCTTTTCTCCTCTTACTATTTTTTCTATATCACTAATAGCTCCATTAGCTTTAGGAAATCCATGAACATCATCTTGAAATAAATTCCTATTCATGAGATCCATAGGATCTCCATCTAATGGTTCTACTACTATTTGTTTTGATATCTTATAATCAGCATCTGATGGTATAAACAGATAATCACGTGGTTTTATAACTTCTACATCTTTTCCATAAAGTGCTCTAAAGAGAATTTCAAAGGATTGATCTGTACCTTTAGATGAATAAAAATCTTTTGATTGTTTAACGAATAATCTTTCATCAACATCATTATCTAATGCTCTTTCTTCAAATCCTGGAGAAACTTGAGTCTTTACCTTTTTAAAAAATTCCTTTAAAAACCTTATACTTAAATTATTAACTGTTGTTCCTGATGTGTGAGTAGAAATCCCAGATTGAGAGAAAAGAAGCTCATCTGTTTTATTAGGACTTCTATAAGAAGTAATTCCACTAAATCCACGTGAACATCCAGTAAAAGAATTAGTAGTTATTCCAGTATAAGTTATAATTTCAGAATCTATCTCAAGCAATCCAAATGTATTAGGAAATCCTGTAGTAGAATCAACTGATATAGTATTATCAGCAATTCCTACATTACTAGAAAGGGACGTAGAATCTATAAGATCTGTTAATTCATCAACTTTGATATATTTGTCAATATTCTGTAAAACGTCTAAAGTAGATCCCTGACCCTCTAAGGCAGTATAATATTGTGCTAAAAATTCACCAGCAAGAGGAAAATCCGCTTTTATAAAATTTGGCAGTTGATTTTGAACAACTGAACTAATTTTAACTCTTTTATTTTCTGGCATTTTACAATAGAATTAATATCCTGAAGTAGTTGATGTAGGAGTAGGATTAGAGTCTCCCAAAAGTTCTAAATTAGAAGATCCTACTACATATGTATCTGAGGAGAGAAGGGAGGTATTTGCCCTTTCAGATTCAGTTAATCTAGCTATATCCCCAACCATATAACTTGAAGTAGCAGTATAAAGAGTTCCTGAAGAATTATCACCTGATGCAACATTATCAGCAACCATATCAACAGTGCTATTGCTAACATCTAACTGTAGATATAAATCTTGTAATCCAATTACATCATTTGATTCAGGACAACCAGAAATTTCTATTATTGGAATATTCTGAACTTGTTTGGATGTTCCAGTAATATTAATAGGTTTAATTAGTATTTCACCTCTTTCATAATCAATAGTTCCTACATTATTAGAGATAACTGTAGGATTAGCTCTAGATGATAGTGTAAACAAGAATAAATTACCTGTTTTACGATTATCATTAGGAAAATCACTTAAAAATACAGTATCAGCTATACCAAAGATATTAAATCCTGATGATTTAATATTATAACCATTATTATTTTTAATATAGAATTGATTACCAAAACAAAGTTCATATTCTGCATTTGAATTCAATACAGGTTTCATATCTCTTCTTATTTCTATTTTTGTGATATTTGAAGTTATAGAATCATTACTATTATCTACAACAGCTTGGAATTTACTATATTTGAATTTTGCACCATATTTATTCATCTCTGAAGAATCTGCATATGTATTAATGTTATTTGTCACCACTGCTTTTACAGAATCTGAATTTGAAGCTAAACTTGGGTTATAATAAGCATTAACATGTGTTTCAATATACAAATATTTCAAATCTTGAATTTCGCAAACAATTCCAGCAACAGAATACTTCCTTAACATAGTTTTAAGGTTATTTTTGATGGAATCTGGAACAAAAGGTCCATAAAATGGTTTTATTGTAATAAAAACCTTTCCATACTGTGGTGGACTTAATTCTTCACCTCCAAAAACTGAAACTGACTCAGTTTCTGGGTAAATTTTAGGAATTAGTGCTTCATAATCACCTGCAGTGACTGCTCTATTGAATGTAGAGTAAATTTTAGGTGCAAAACGCTTTACAGAGTCTACAGATTCAATTTCTTTGCCTCCTACAGACTCATTTACAGTAGAAAGTAGTGAAATTCCTGTACTTACAAGGTTATTATTGTTATCTACAATTCTTCCATTGAAATTAAAGGAAGAAACTCCATTTGCTGCTTCTCCACTACTAGTAATATAGGAAACTTCAATATAATTCAGTGATTTTAACTTTTCTCCAAAGACTCCATCACCAAAAATGAGCTCATATCTCTGATCTTCAATTTCTTGAAGGAAATATACCCTAGAAGAGGAGGTAACTTCTATTAAAGTATCAGAAAATACGT